AAGTCTTGACCCTGCTGGCGCATCTGCTCTTTCAACTGCATGAGCTTTGCAAGCATGTCTGGCGTTGGGCCCGATGCCACTTGTCCGCCTTCAGCAATTCTGCGCACGGGTGTAGGCTCAAACACCGCCGCAGTGGGCATGCTCACGCCGCGACTCAATACACCCTTGTAACCATATTCTTTTGCCAGACGCTCCATGTCTGTGTACGCTTGAGATCCACTGGTCATGCCGGGGTTCACCATGGCTGTCATTGGCGTTCTGTTGGCCTCCAGCGCCAGCGAGCGCAAATGCTCAGGGTCAGCCTCCGCTGGGTATAGGCCAGAAACCTTTGCGCCATACCGATGTACACCAAGACCCGGCTCACCGCGCTCGGGCTTTCCCTCATAGAAGTAAGTGCGGTGCTTGACAGCAGAAGGGTCTTCAAGGCGTGAGGCTTCAGCGCCCTTGATACCCTTGCCGTACATGCTTGGGTCGGTCATGGTGAGGGCAGGGTTGTGGCTGAAGTGAGTCAGTTCAGCTTCGACACCATGCTTTGGCTGGATCAAGTCTTTCAAATATCCGGGCATGCCGCCCTCATACTTCTCTGAAACCATCTCAGGGGGCAGTAGAACGGACTTTTGAGGGGCGTATTGGAAATGGCTGAGCAAGTCCCTTTTGTTCTGCAAGAACTCTGCCTCGGCCTCATGGTTGCCCGCCCTGCGAGCGTGATATGCGGCCTCTTCTTGCTTGGCAATCTCAGCCTTCAGCTTGGCGTTGATTGGGGTGTAGTTTACAAAGCTGTTTTGCCCGCGAGTCTCTGAGGACATTGCCAATCGGGCCAGCGGCGAGAACATGCCACCATGTGCCGCCCAAGCCTCTTCTTCACCCTTTGGCCCAAACTGGTTGCCATGAACAGCATGCCCATAGAAGTCATGGACAGCACGAAACATTTCATTGGTGTTGAGTCCCGTCTTGGGATCAACCTCATTCAAAAAGTCGTGTGGCTCACCGCCTTGGAAAACATACAGGTGGCGGTTGTTGAAGATGTCATTCAACATTTGCTTACTGCTGTTGTAGTTGCCTTCGCCATTGCGGTGAAAGCTCATGTTCACAGGCAGGCTATCAAACTGTTGCTTGGTCTCTTTCCCAAGCTGGGCGTAAGAGCGGGCCAACAGGTCGTCATAGTCTTTGGCATCAGCCACAACCTTTGGCATGCGGCGCTTGTAAGCCTCAAAGATCCGTTGCTTGTATTCAGGGTGATCGGTGGCGGCAAGAGCAAATATGCGCCCTATGGGGCCCTGCTTGACCAGCGAGCTAGGTGAGTTGGCAAGTGGGGCATATCCCTTCCCCATGTGCTTGCGACTGTATTTATCTGCGGCGGCTTTGGTAAATGACTGACCAGTGCGAATCAGCCTTTTGATCTCTTCATCCGAGTGTGATTGCGCATTTGCGCTTCGTGATGATCTTGAGACATTGCTGGAATCTTGCCCACCTTTTTCGAGTAAGCCTGACGGCTGAGCATTGCCCGTTTCAATGTGTCGTGGGCGGACTCGCCAGAAAGGGCCTTCTTGGTTGACATCATACTGAGCCTCGTTTGTTGTTGACATTGAATTGCCAGTCAGGTTGGGACTGAGGCGATTATAGGGATGGCGCTTGTTTGCGCAATGGGGGTTGGTAGTGCGCTCACATAAAGCAGTGTTGCACGTTGAATTTCAGATAAGGGAGACGTAACGGCGCTAACCCGTTTGACACACTACCAACGACTCAACTCTAGCATATCAAGCCGAGTAGGGGTTCTCCCGTTTCAGGTGATAACCCGCATCAATCACGTCCTGCTCGTCGTAGTCCTCCCGAGGAGGAGGGTCGATGTTCAGCCATTGGGCATCCCTCAGATACCTCAAGCCCTGCGACAAGGCGTCCACATAGTCGTCATGGGCGGTCTCAGGGAAGGCGCACACCTGACTGACCATGCCCTCACACCAGTCCCGGATGAAGCCCTTCTTGACGCCGCTCTCAGGAACCCACACACGGCCCGCCTTGATGATGTTGGACACGATGTTCAGGCGCTGGGTCTTGTCAGCATTGCCGGGGTTATAGCCCCGCACAGGCAAATGGGCCCGATGTAAGTCTTGAATCAAAGAGATGCCAGCGGACTTGTCCTCCACCAAGATCAAGTCAACCCGCTTCTTGTTCTTGCCCTCACCATAAACGATGTTGTACTCTTCGATCACCTTGGGGCGCAGGTCGGGGTATTGCATGCGGTCTTGCCAGCAATCCAGCACCAGCACGCTCATGGGGCCATCCAGCGGCTTGTATACGCCCAGCGTGATGGCGGCAGTAGGGTCACTGGCGGTCTTGTCCGTGTTGGCGCAGTCGTAGGACTGTAGGACGTACTCCAACTGAGGGATGGGCTTACCATCAGGCCACAGGCGGAACCAGTCCCGCTTGACGATGCCACCCTCCTCGGGGTCGATGATCTCAGCGTAAATCTCCTGCCTGCCCAGCTTAGTACCTTCGTATTGCAAGATCTGCTTTTGAAAGCTTGGCGCAAGGTTGGCAATGTTGTCGTAGGTCGAGGCGGTCACCACAGCCACGTCGTCGCCATCCCTGCCGATCAACTCCATGATCAAGTCTTTGGGCCTTGGGGTGGTGGTACAGATGATCCGGGTTTGCTTGCCCAAACGCACGCCGAACATGATTTGATCCCACGCCTCTTGCAGATAGTCCCATGCGGCAAGCTCGTCGCACCATGCCCCGTGAAACTGCGGGCCACGGAACCGATCAGGCTCGGATGCGGGAATACCCTTAATCAGGCTTCCGTTGGTCAGGCGAAGCTCGTGAGCGGTCTTGTTGTAGTCAGCAATGAAATGCTCGGGAATGACGGATTGCAGGCCAGAATCGCCCTCGAAGCAAGTTGCCCGGACGTCGGCAGAAGTTGGGGCGGCTACCAGCCAGCGAGTGCCGGGTTGCTTCCATGCCCACCAAGCAATTTGCTCGGCGGCGGTGCGGGTCTTTCCGGCTCCACGACCAGCCAGCAGGAGCCAGATCGTCCACCAGTCCCCGGCGGGCAGGACTTGGTGCTTGTGAGCTTTTGAGAGCCAACTGGTGCGCCATGCCCATGCGGCCTTGTAGTCCTCGTCCTGAATGGCGTCGAACTGCCTCCTGATCTCAGGGTCGCGAAGTAGCTCAAGGACGTCATCAGACATCGGCATCCTTGACCTGTTTCTTCATCTCGATGTTATTCATGATGGCGTCAAACAAGGTCACAGCCTCCACCTTGTGCTCCACAGGCTCACCGGGCGCTCCCCCAATGACAACCTTGTCACCATACTTCTTGGGATTGAACTTAGCTAAAAGTTTTAATCTGGTCTCGATCTGAAGCTTCCTGTGGCCCAGCATGTCCTCAATGGTCACCCTAGATCCCTTGTCGTCCATTACCTGAGCCTGCCCAAGCTGGGGCGTGTCGGCAATGATCAGGCACTCCTCAGCCATGGCGTCATAGCCCATATCTCTCGCGTGCGCGATGGCTACCGAAAGATTCTCGTCCTTTGACATCCAATCGTAAATCCGAGTCCAAAAGGGCATGTGATCATCCCTACAGATCTTTCTGAGTGGTTCTCCCTCACTGAGTCTTTGGCATATCTCGTCTGCAAGCTCGGGGGTGTATTTGGATGGGCGTCCGATCTTCTTCTTTGCGGGCGCGGGTTCGGTCAGGATCACCGTGGTTATTGGCTCCACGGGCTCTTTTGGCTCTTCAGGCGTCTTGGTCTTCTTTGTTGCCATGGCTTCTCTCCATTGTTCTCACTGAGCGTGATTTTAACTTCGAGTTGTGAAAGTCACCAAACCCTTGACGCTTGCGGCAAATATCTGAATGTTGGCGTCGCTCTTGTTGGAGATGCCGTAGATCCTTCCCGGCTCGATTCCTTTGGCCCTTGACTTATCCACAGACAAGGTGACATTGGTTTTCAGGCGGTGCGTGAGCATGGCGTCCTCAGAAATGGCGCTTGTTCCTTGGTGCTCCCTCCATCGGAACGGGCTGTCAGCAGGGCATTTGCAACTCATGGCGCTATTTTATCCGAGTTCATGGCTTTCCCAGCGTTGGCAGATCTCTTTGACCTTCTGGCTCTTGCGCTTCTTGGCGCACAGATCGCTCACAGACTTGTGCTTGGCCTTAACTTGAAGTTGAGATGCAGTCAATGGCGGTGGCTCAGCAGGATACAAGCCATTCCAGCCAGTGATGCCCAGTACGGCGCTCAAGATGAGTCGGTCAATCATGTGTTTTTGTCCTTTAATCTGGCTTCAGTCAATTGTTGCACCCTGTCGGCGTATTCGCCTGCCGTCATAAACTGACTGAAGTTTGCATCGTGCTTTATCAGCACCTTATCATCTTCTGTCAACCCTACCCACGCACGCTTTTGAAAAGGTTGCATTTCGTAAAGTCGTCCACCCTGAAAAGCCTCTGCTATCAGCTTGAAAACTTCAGGGGATACGGCGATTTGGTACAAGTGGTTTTCGCTCCACTGCTCAAACGGAGATTTTTGATTCATGTGTTCTTCTCCTTGAGTTTGGCTTCAATGGCTTTGGCAAAAATAAATATTACTGTTTCTTTTTGAGGGGCATCATTGGACGCAAATTTAATTTGATTTATATCGCGCCAAAGTTGTGACCAGTAGGCACTAATCTCCTCATCCGTCAGCCCTACCCATGTGCTCTGTGGTGGTGGAGTGTAGTCAGGTACACCATTGACTGTTCGTACCCCATCAGAATTCCACGTTACATGGACTGATCTTGCTGGCTCTTGCTCTGTGCGCTGTGGTGCTGGTGGGGTGCAGTTGCAAAGGGCTGGCTTAGGCGGGTGCGTCAAAAGCAGTTGCGTCAGCGATGCACACCAATCTTTGTGCGCCACAGGCTCTTGGCTTTCCAACTCTGCAATGGCTTGATTGAGGGCAAAGACAAGCGCATGCCTATCTATATGCCCTACGCCATCTCTGTCATCGGGAACATTGTCAATATAGTCAATCGCCTGTTTCAATATTTCAATCATGCTTGTTCTCCTCTGGCTCTGATGGCGGCTGATAAGTATTTTTGCCAATTCGGGTTCAGTCCTGTTTCTTTTTCAATCAACTCAGCACAGGCTTCACGTTCTTTGGCGGCTACCAGTTTTGCAAAGGCTTCAAGTTCTTCAATGAAAAAAGGATAGTATTCATTGCCAGTTGCGCCAACACCAACCTGTCTAGCCATCTCAATGATTTCATCTTGTGTCATGTTCGTTCTTTGATTTGTTGAAATACTTCATCCAACGTAGGGAATACAAATGCCCATCTATTCTCAGATGTGCCCCACACATGAATCCAACATTCAGGGTGTGTGCCTTGATAAAACAGCCACCACCCACCATCAGTAGGTTCAATTTTCCATGTCATGTGTAGTCTTTCTCAATGCAAAGGCCAAAGCCAATCCAAAATGCTTCCGACAATGATGCAACCAACAAGGCCAATCAAAAAGCCAAAGACATATTCGTACCAGTAGTTCATGTGTAGTCCCCCTCCTCGGTGTGCTCCGTCAAACGCTCTTGCAGGCGCTTGATCCTCTGCTCGTTGTAGATCACGATGGATCGGGCGTACTCCACCGCAGACTCAGCCTCCAGCTTGCGCAAATGCGATTCCTTGAGTTCCTTGGCGATCACCTCGCGGATGGTTCTTTGGCGCAAGATGTCCTTGACCAGCTTCACAGTGGTTTCTCTCCAGCCCATGGTCATTGCCTCTGGCTTGGAATGCGGTTCAGAATGGCCCATGAGGCGTTTTTAAGGGCTGTGGCTACCTCACCCTCATCTTCTTCAGCCGCAAGCATTGTGAGCACCTCTGCGCAGGCTTGGCGCTCAATCATGATGGCTCGCTTGCTGGTCTCGATTGCCACAGTCATGATCTCGGCCTTGGCAATGGTCAGGGCGTCATCAAACTCTTGCTGGGTAAAGAATGTCACCGCGCCTTGGCCTCCCAACAGTTGTCGGGCCAATTGGCTCATCTCTTTTTTCTCAGTCATCTTTGTGCTCACTTCTCATGATTCGGCGCTCCATTTGCTTGACAGTGCGCTTGAGGTTTAAGTTCTCGGCCTTCAGGCGCTCAATTTGGGCGCTGTAGGCGTTCAAACGGGCATTGGCAAGGTCAATGTACCTTTGCATCTCTTGCGGGCTTTGTAGGGCCGCATTTGTGGTTTGTGGGTTGCTCATTCCATGTTTCCTCGCATTGTGTGCACCGCCAAAGCCAGCCCTGCCGGACATCGACAGAGCCAGTCTTGACGCCACGGGAGCGCCCGTAGTAGGTGCGGATCTTCTCAATCATCTTTTTGGAACTCCGCCAACAAAACAGCAAACACCCAAAGCACGCCAATGCCAATGGCGGCTCCGAGGAATAAAACTGCAATGGTCTCGATCATGCGACCTCTGTAGACCCGACCACAGCGGTCAAGGCGTCGATCAGTTGCTGGGCTTGCTCTTTGGTCATAGTGGTATAGGCGTTGCATCCGGGCATGGACAAACTGAACCAAACGCCATCATCGTAGGGGCTGATTCGGACAGCATGATCGCCTTCATGGGTCTTGATGGCAAATTCCAGATCGTCTCTCATACAACTTCCTTTGAGTCAGATTGCATTGTCAATGCATCTTTCATTGTGCGGATTGCCATGATGGCCTCCGCCAAAGTCTTGAATTCTGTGCCGCAGTGCTCGTTGATTGCGTTGACGGCAAAGTCAATGCCGCTGTCAAAAATTTTGCTGTACTCACTTGTTGAAACCATTTGAATCTCCTTCGTTTACCCTGCTTGTTGCAGTGATTGGGATCTTAACACAAAATTAAGAGTCTGTTTATATTTCATATACGCCAAGTTCGCCGGGATTGATCCATTCAGCAAACAATCCATATTTGCGCAAAACTTCGTCGATCTTAGGGTTTACGCCAAAGATCCAGCCATCATGCATGTCGCCCTCATAATAGTCCGCCCACTTGTATGACTCGGGCTCCTCGGCGTTAATTTGAAATCGTCCGTCCATGTCGTGGCGGGTGTAAACAGGCACGCCCAGCTTCTTGAGTGCGTTATAGGCTTTGGTGTAGATGGTTTTCATATTTACCCTTCAACCAATGTGAATAATGGTGAAATGGTCGCGCATAAAGTTCTGCGCATCCAATTCGTCGCGGGCAACAAGACCACCAAGGATCATGTTGTAGCAGTCACGCTTGGCGTGGTAGTAGTCAGCATCGCGCTCGCCTTGACGGAAGTTTGTCCACTGGTTGGCCTTGGCGTTGCGCTCGATGTCAGCCTTCAAGCTGTGCTCAGAATAGTAGGCAATAAACCCTTGCAGGTTGTAGTGAGCAATAAACCCGGATGCCAAGTACAAGAAGTCGTAGCCACGCTTATTCAGCTTGGTGATGTCACGGCAGGCCGCAAGCACATTCTTGGTGATCAATTCTTTTTCGCGTTGAGTCAATGGTGTCATGGTGTTACCTCTTCGTCGTTTAAGTAAGTTGTGTGGTTCTTTGTTGTCACGTTAACGCCCAATGCGCGGAGGCGGCTCTTGGTTGTAGATGTAGGCCAGCGACGCAGGGTTTCCTTGTTGACCATTACAAAGCCTGTGCGACTGTTGACATCGGCAATGTGGTTGCCGTACAGATACACCGCCACATTGATGTCGTCAATGCAAGACACCGAAGTGTTGTCGCTTTTCCAATCCTTGTGGGCGTTAACAGCAGACACCATTTGCTTTTCAATGACTTTCATATCAAGCACTCACAAGTTGAGCAACCATGCCGGGGTAGCGTTGGCAAGGAATGCGCGAACACCGAATACCAGTAGATAAAGGTCGAAAAGCGCAACCAGTACAGCCGTTGTCAATCCCCTGAACCCATTTGTAATCAGGGATTGGAGGGTCTTTGATCTGTGAATTGTTTATAGGGGTCATGGTGTTCTCCATGGGGCCGAAGCCCCTTTGGTTTATTGATTGGCTGTGTTGATGGCGTGAACTGGAAATGCGATTGGAGTCAATTCGCCAAATCCGTCGTCCGCATAAAAAACTTGATATGTGCCGCCCATAAAGCTGGAACGGCGGCTGAAAATCCAAAATCCGACGAGTGTTTGCATGATGGCCTCCGATTAACGTGCAGTGACTTTGACAGAAAACACGGCAGTGGTGCTGGTGTACTTGGCAACCACGTCGTCAGTGATGCCGAGGTCAGCGTACATTGTTTTGGTGTCAACAGACTTGCGGTTTGCTTCAATGTAGGTGGCTTTGAACAGCACACCCTCGACGGTCTTGCCACCGTCTTTGATCTGGTCTTTGATTGCGTCTGCCTGCTTGGTGAGGTCAGCGATTTGAGCCAAGAGTTGACCCAGTGTGTCTACAGAGTTGAATGCGAGATCGTTGTTCATGTCAGTGTCTTTCAGTTACCCTGCGTATTGCAGTGACGCTATCTTAATTTCAAGTTAAGAAGCCATGCAAGCACTTTCAATAATGACCTTCATCTTTTGTGGGTTATTAGCAATTCCAGCGTGTCGGCAAGGATGTCCAACTCGTCCACTCCGTGGCGCTTGAACTCGTCCCTCGTCCCGTGCCAGCCTTTGGAGCCAGTGTGGTGGGCGGGGCAGAGGGGGATGACCAGCCAATTGCTTTGGCGTTGCGCCATCCCAACACCTTCCCGTGGATGATGCAGGTGGGCAGGGGTCTCCCCGTACCCCATGCGCCTGCACATGCCGCACCCTAGCTCAGCCACGGCATTCATCCATTCCTTTTCGGTCACATCGTCACCTTGTCAATGACCCGGTTGGACGCTTCCTGCGAGCGCCAGACGTCGATCCGGGCTTGGGCGGCTATCAGCATCCATCGAAGCTTTTCCTCGGCCTCCACGGCCTGTTTGATCGCCATCAGGTGCGCCCGGTAGTTGGGGTCGCTGTAGGCTTCGCGCTCTTGGGCGTTGACCGCCTCAAACCCATGGTGCAGGGCGGTCTTGCAAAGCTCAGCCTTCAGGGTCTTGCGAAGCTCTTCCATGTAGATGCGGTTGGCCCGCGCTTGGGCATATTCGCCTGACTTGGCGATGATGTAGTCAATGGCTTGGTTGGGATCAATCATGTCGCTCATACCGCCTCCACACGTCCATTGCGGTAATACACGCGATTGTTGACCCGGCTTGGGTATTTCAAAAAGTCTTCAGAATTTGGTCTGTCAGGACGCTTCTTGAGTTCGGCTCCATCGTAGTTTGTGCCCATGGTGTGATGCACTTCGGACTTTGGCAATTGCATTTTGACCCGGCCCAAATATCCCAAGTAATCTTCACCGTTGCGGGTGATGAGATAAATTTTGTCGCGGGTGGTGACGTACCCGTCAGCAATCAAAGGGTCAATGGCTCTGATCTGGAAATCAGCCATTGGCTTGTCAGTTACTTCTTGTCGCCACTCAAGGTGCGACATTGGCTTTCTTGAAATTTTCTCTAACGCTTTGTGAATCAGTGACCCACGGGTGTATGTGGACTTCATAACATCTCCAATTGGACAATTAAACTCCCCGGCTTTTCGCCAGAGATACGGTAGACGGTAATTGGTTGGAATCGCTTGTCGTTGATGATCAACGCATCAGCCAAACCATCCAAGCCCGCCTTTGATGCCGCCAAGCAGTTGTCAGCATCTCTATGCCTCTTGTCGGGCATTACATAAACCAAAGTCAATCGGATGTCGCCATCTTGCCAAGGGTGCTCTTTGATTTGCATCTTGGTGAGGTAGAAACAATCTTCCTTGTACTTAGTTTTTACTTTGTTTGTCGTTGCCCAATGCGTGCCGTTCTTGCGATTGGGAAACAACTCAGCAGGAGGAAATGGAAGCTTGATGGTCAACGCATCGGGCTTATATGCATCGAACAGTGCAGGCAATTGGTCTGTATCAATCATCATTTGCTTTCATCTCATCCATTCGTTTTTTTACTTTTGCGCCAAGGTCAGCATACATCTTGTCTTCCTTTTGAAGTTCTGCAACTCTGTGCCTTGCGTAGACAACCCATCCCGGCGTAAGAGCCATGTGCGCATAGTGCTCGACCATCTCTTCAATGTGCTCATCAGGAAAGGCCATCAAAACTCCGTGTAAAACCTGATCGGTGCGTCGCCCTCGTTGCCAATGTACTGCTGGGCATCGTTGTTGTACCAGAGGGCAATCGACGGCTCATGCTCGCCATTGCGTTGTTTGCGGCACAGCAGACGGGCATCAGGCTCGGTGCGGTGGTTGGACTTGTCGCCCTTGACCTTGACATCGTCTTCTTTGCGCTTGTTGCGCCACACCAGCATGACGTTGTCCACCTGATCGGTGATCGAGCCTGAGCCCTTGTTGTCATGCTTATCGGGCACTTCGTTCTCGTCTTTTGGCTTGCGCAGGTGGTGCACAAGGTGGATGTGGCAGGAGTAGTCGCGGGCAATGGCGGTGATCGTGTCGATGAACAGCTTCTGTCCGTTGTAGTCATCCTCACCCTTCACGCACTTCATCAGACTGTCCACGAAGATGTGCTTGATCTTCAACTCCTCGGCGCAATACTTCACCATACCCAAAACAGTTTGCGTGTCGGCACTGCCCTGTTGGTCGTAGAACCACAACCATTTGCTGATCCAGCTTCCAAACTCGTCGTACATGCTCTTCAAAGCCTCGATACCCTCGTCGCCCTGAAACTCTTCGGCGTATGGGTTCATGCCGATGAACTGGCGTGACATGCGCTTGAGGGTCGTCAGGGGCTTCATCTCAAAGCTGGCAATGCAGACGCTCTGGTCTTGACCAATCAAGCTTAGGGCGATCTGGCTGGTCATCAAAGACTTGCCATGACCATTCTGGCCCGACCACAAGGTGACCTCGCCCTCGCGGAAGTGGAATTGATTTTTGGTCTTCTCCCATGGCAGATAGATCAGCTTTTGGTTCTTGTTCTCGATCAACCCAGCTTTCAGGTCGTCGATCCATTGAGCGGCAGGCTTGACCTTGGCAGACGCATCGGTCATCTCAAGGTAGCTGGCGAAATCTACATCGTCGGGCACAAAATTAGGATTCATTTTGATGTTTGTCCTCTGTTGTCTTGTCAAAACCTTCCTTGGTGTACAGGCGGAAGTAGTTGTCGTGTTTGTTGGGGTAATAGCAGGTGGAAACCGAAGCGGCTCCAGCCTTTTTGCAAGCCTCAAAAAAGGCTTTGGCTCGGTCTTTGGTGCTGGCGGTGATGGTGACGTTCAGGTTGATCAGAAAGCGCAAATCAGCCCGCTCAGGCACGTCGTGAAAAACACACACTTCAGGGTATTCACCTAGCTCCCACCATTTCGAGGTTTCAGAAAAGTCAGTCAAAAAAACCATGCTGGGTTTTCTGCCGCGCTTGCGCATTTCGATCAGTTGCTCGTGCCCGTGCATCAGATGTCTCCAGCAAAGCGGTCAGAAATTGATGCGGGCTTGTCTCCAATCCATTCGGCCTTGAGACCCTGACTGCCACGGGTGCACCACTCAACCAAGAATTCCTCAAGAGACCAACCAATCTTGCGTGCTTCTTTTCTGGCTCCTTCGATCACTGTTTCGGTGACTGAAGCTTTTTTGGCTTTCCTCAGTTGCAACCAGTCTTGCCAAACCTGTTGACCAACATCTGGCGGGCAAGCCACCTTGGTGGCGCTCTCCCTCTCCTGTTTCTTGTTTATTGGTTCTTGGTTATTGGTTGGTTGAACGTCCGTTGAACGGGCGTTGAGCCTTCGCTGTGCGGACGCTTTACCAGCCCTAGAAGCCTGCTCGATTTTGCTGTGGAAATGCTTAATTTCACGGTCTGCGCGAGGATTGATCCAACCCTCATCAGAGTTGTGAAAAAACTCCTCAAGCATTGATTTCACCTTATCTTCGTGTTCACGCATGCCAATCTGGCGTGCAACTGCCGACACACTGACGTTCAACGGGCGTTCGTGAAGGTAGTAGAGATCAAGGAGGCGACGGTAGGCCAAATCCTCCAGCAAATCCAGATGGTTTGTGTGCGACTTGTAGTCGCCAATATTGAATTGGTAGTAATGCATTCCAGCCCCAAAAAGCACCCCTGATGAAACTGCGGCAGGCGGGGGTGGATCGCTTTTCGGCTTGGGGAGCTACCCCAAACCTAGCCGGGTTTCAAACCATCTTACACCACAAAAAGGTCAGGCCGCAATATGTCGCGGGGAACCAGTCCTTGTGTTGCTTTTTCAATCTTGATTGACAACTCCGCAGACGGACGCTTGCGGGCGTGGATCAACAACGACAGCCAAGTCGGGGTAATTCCCAAATACTCTGCCATCTCGTTGACCGCACCGGGCGGCTCCGTCCTGAAATACTCTTTGAGTGTCATTGTTTCCATCGTCTCGAAGTATACCTTAACTGAAAATTAACACAGATCTTTACTTGAAGTTAAATTCTGTGCCATAATTCCTGTACACCAATATCGGTGTTTTACGAGAAAGAAGCCATGAAACCCACACAAGAGTCCATCGACTACGCCTGCTCAGTCGAGCAATACAAATCCCGATACCAACTTGCTGACGCCGCCTTGCACATTGTGCTGGTGGTTGCCGCTGTCGTTGTCCTGCTGGACTTGTTTGTATGGAGGACGTGATCGACCAAGAATACCGGGAATGGCTTGCCGACCCGGTTGCTCAAGCGGAATACCTGCAATGGGCGTTAACCCAAGACCAACTTTTACAGAAAGAAACTCATGAGTTTTATTGTTGAATCATCAAACGAAGACTTTATCCCCGTACCAGCAGGTTCACACCTTGCCCGGTGCTATCGCATCATCGACCTTGGCACTCAGAAAACCGAGTACATGGGCGAAACCAAGTTCTTGCGCAAAGTCATGTTTGCGTGGGAGTTGCATGGCGAAGACGAGGCGGGCAACCCCTTGGTCACCGTCGAGGGCAAACCCATGGCAATTTTCAAAAACTACACCCTGTCCCTCAATGAAAAAGCAAACTTGCGCCTTGACCTCCAAGCTTGGCGCGGCAAACCCTTCACCGACGACGAAAGCAAACGATTTGACATCTCCGTCGTCATCGGCGCATGGTGCATGCTCAACGTCATCCACCGCCCCGGCAAGGAAGGCAAAGTTTTTGCAAACGTCTCAGGCATATCTCCTGTCCCATCGCTCGTAAAGAAAGCTGGTTTGCCAGAGGGCGTCAATCCTGAGCAAATGTTCCGCTTGGCAGATCCAGACATGAAGATGTTTGAAACCTTCAGCAAGGGCCTGAAGGCCAAGATCGAGTCATCTCCTGAGTGGCGGGCCATCAGTGGAGTCAAGGCCCCGGAAAAGGCTCCTGCGGCCCCTTCCAAGGGTGGTTTTGACGACATGGACGACGACATTCCGTTCTAGGCCATGGATGCGCACCACGACTTAATCTTGAAATGCCTGCGTGACCACGGGGCATTGGGCAAGGATGGCATATCCAGACTCACTAGCTTGGATGTGAATCAGTGCTCCCGCGCCCTACCAATCCTTCAAAGACAAGGTTTAGTGGAGTTGACTGGTAGGAGAGTGTTGTCGGATTCAAGACGCCCCGAGCGAGAGTGGAGGGCGATATGAAAGACAACCACACCATGGACATGTTTGCCGAGCCGCCTCCCAAGCCTCGGTGGACAACTTCCAAGCCACTGGCTCGAAATACCGATCCAGAGACCAGCAGACTGGCTTACAAGTACCTTGACACCAACAAGATTGAAGAAGAGGTTTGCTGGGCGATTGGGCACTTTCCTGATGGGTGCATTTATGACGACGTGGTCAGGTTGTTGCCTCACCGCCGGGTTCACAGCATCCAACCAAGATTTGCCCCACTGTTGCGAAAAAGAGTCATTGTGGCAACAGGTGAATTTCGTGTCGGTATGGCAGGGCGACGTCAGAGAGTCGTCAAATTAAACAAGGAAACACCATGAAAAAACTGCTTTTGATTCC